AAGAGGATAAAATTTAATAAACAAGTAACCCCAACAGGGGCAGAGTCTCAATGGACCGGTGGAGAAAATGTTAGATTTAGATATGGTACTCCTGAAAAAATAGGAGGATGGCAACAATTAGGAGAAAGTAAACTTACTGGTGCGGCAAGAGCTTTGCATCACATGATAAGTAATGATTCTCAAAAATATGCCATCATTGGAACAAACAGAATTTTATATGCTTACACAGGTGGTGTTTATTATGACATTCACCCATTAGTTAATCCATCAGGAACAGCTATTTCTAATGCATTTAGCACTACTAACGGTCAAAACGTTGTAACCATTACCGCTTCATCTCATGGTTTTGTAGCTGGAGACATATGTTTATTTGGTGACGCATCTACCTTCAGTGCAATTACTAATTCTAATTATTCATCAGCCACTTTTTGTGAAAAGAAATTTATGGTTACAGAGATTGTTGATACAGATAATTTTAAAATTACCGTAGATGGTAATGAAACAGGAAGTGGCGCAACTACTTCTGGAGGAATTACTTATTATAGATACTACCACGTAGGACCAGCTGAACAAGTTGGAGCTTATGGTTTTGGTATATCACTATGGGGTGGTAAAGTATTAGGTTCAACTACCACTACATTAACAGCTCCAGGCTTAGGAGATAATGCTTTTGGTACTGGTGGATCAGGAACTACAATTAATGTTGGAAGCACAACTGGTTTTCCTTCTTCAGGAACTAATTATTTTCAAGTAGGTAGTGAAGAAATTTCTTATACAGGTGTAACAGCAACAAGTTTTACAGGTATTACAAGAGCAGTTAGAGGTTCAACCAGAGCTGCCCATAGCGGCGGAGTTACTGTTACCAATACATCTAGCTGGACGGGATGGGGATCAGCAGCATCTAATACTGATAGAGTTACAGATCCTGGCTTATGGTCATTAGATAATTTAGGGGGAACTCTTATTGCTTTAATTCATAACAGTGCTGTTTTTGAATGGGATTCAAATGCAACTAATGCTGTAACAACAAGAGCAACTATTATATCTGGTGCACCAACAGCATCACGTGATATGTTAGTATCTACACCCGATCGTCACTTAGTTTTATTTGGCACAGAAACCACAATTGGAAACACAGCTACTCAAGATGAAATGTTTATCAGGTTCTCGGACCAAGAAGATATAAATACATGGGCACCAACAGCAACCAATAGTGCTGGTACACAAAGACTGGCCGCCGGATCACGGATCATGGGAGCTAAACTTGGTAGGAATGCTCTTTATGTTTGGACTGATACATCTTTATTTACCATGAGATTTGTTGGAAGTCCTTTTACTTTTGCCTATGAACAAGTTGGAACTAACTGTGGGTTAATAGGAATGAATGCCGCCGTCGAAGTTGATGGTGCTGCGTACTGGATGTCTGATAATGGTTTCTTTAGATACACTGGTAAACTAGAATCTATGGACTGTTTAGTTGAGGATTATGTTTACGATGATTTAAACACTACATCTAATCAATTAGTATACTGTGGAATTAATAATTTATTTGGAGAAGTAATGTGGTTCTATCCAACATCTACATCAAACGTTACCGATAGATCAGTTTTATATAGTTATTTAGACTCAACTTTTGAAAGACCTATTTGGTATTCAAATGCAAGTACATTGTGCAAAAGAACTACTTGGCAAGATTCAGCAGTATTTGGTTTACCACATGCCACAGCTTATGATGCTGGCGATGATGATTCTTTTGATGTTGAAGGAAATACAGAAGGAAGTACTATTTATTATGAACATGAAACCGGAACTAATCAAATTAAAGGTGGTACTATAACTGCCATTCCAGCTAATATAACTTCAGGTGATTACGATATTACTCAAAAAGTTATTAGAGGTGCAGCAACTTCTCTTGCAGATTTAAGAGGAGATGGAGAATTTATAATGAGAGTAAGTAGAGTAGTTCCTGATTTTATATCTCAAACTGGAGATACAGTAGTGCAATTAGATTTAAGAGATTATCCTAATGATGCTGCTGCTAGTTCATCACTCGGTCCTTTTACAATTACAACAAGTACTAAAAAAATTGATACAAGAGCTAGAGCGAGAGCTGTAGCATTAACCATATCTAATACAGCTATAGATTCTAACTGGAAGTTAGGAACATTTAGATTAGATATACACGCAGGAGGAAGAAGATAATGGCAAAGATAGTACAATCATTAACAAGAGCAAGTAAAGAATATCAAGAAGATGTGGCTCAGTCTTTAGTAAGAGATTTAGATGCCGTGTTAGAAAAATTAAATACAACGTTTCAAGAAGAATTAAAACAAGAGATAGAAGCTAAAAGCTTCTTTATGGAATAATGGCTGTTTTAAATATATATAGTTTTTATGGTAAAAGCACTACAAGTGCTGATTCAAATATAGCTTTGTTATCTCCTGCAGCTAATGAAACTTATATTATTAAATCTATAAGAGTGACTAATAAATCAGGATCTAATACTCCTACTATTAGTATAACTAACAATGCTTTTTTTGTAACACATACACAACAGTTGACAGCTAACACCAGTGTTGAATTAATTAGTTTACCTTTAGTGGTGGTAGGAGGAACCATATTAAAATATAGCACAGCTGGAACAGTAAGTGATGGAGTAGATATTGCAATCAGCTATTTAAATATTAACAAAGAGGTGACAACATAATGATAGAGCTAACACCAGAAAAAATAATAACAACAATTAAAAACAAAAAAACAGGGGAAACTTACCCTGATGAGGACGCTTTAAAAGCGGCAAATATACCGGAAGAAGATATCCAAAGAGATGTTAGAGTTATCATGCCAGCTATTGATTTGTTCTCAAAAACAAAGTAAACTAATAAACTCAGGAGATTTTATATGTTCGAAGAAAAAATGACAGAATCCATAGAAGCCGGCGCACCTAGTATTAAGTATAATAGAGGTGATGTAAGAATGGGCCAAGGTCAAGAAGACCAAAGATCCATGCAAGTAGCAGCTCAGATATGGGAGCAAATGGAACCCCAACAAAAAATACAGTTTGGAAACTTTGAAAAATTTTATCAAAGCGGAATTTGGAGACAGATTTTACAACAATTACAAATGGACCAACAACAAGAAGGTATCGCTTCACAAATGCCTAGAGAAATGATGGAAGAACAAGTCAGCATGAGCGAAAGAGTACCAGCAAGATTTGGTGGGGACATGGAAGAAAAATTAAGTATGAGAGAAACAATAGATACTCCTACAGGAATTGAAACAATTAAAGAAACCGACACTATGGAGATGGCAGGTGGTGGCGAACGAGGATGGAAAGCACAAATGTTGGCTGAAGATTTAGCGGAGGAAAAATATGGAAAAGAATTTTATGATCTTACGCGAGAACAACAATTTGAAATTTACGCTATAGCGCTGGACATGATCGATACTGGAGGACAGTAACCGTGCCATTTAAATCAGAGAAACAAAGAAGATACCTATGGGCTAACGAACCAGAGATCGCAAGAGACTGGACCGATACCTATGGAAGTAGAATTCAAAAAAATGAAGGGGGAATTATACAAGGTGGTGTTAAAAATTATCTTGGTAAACAACCTGAAGTTTTAGCTCCTAGAAAATGGCAATCAGGTCCAGACAAACCACCAACAGAACTAGCTTATATAACAGAAGCAGAAAAAGATTTAATATTAAAAAAAGATATACACGGATCTCTTAAAAAAGGTCCTAACATGGGCCCATCAGGAATTATGTCACTCGATAGTTGGGGAGACGCTGGTGGCGGTGGTCAGTCGGGTGCTGATTATGATGCAGATCCAGGTGGAGCAGGATCATTTACAGGAAAAACAACACCTTCAGGAGCTGATTGGAAAGGACCTACACCAGAACTTCCTCCACATTTAAAAGGCAAAGATAAAACTGATATAAAATCACTAGATGATGAAAAGCAAGCCAAAAAAGAGACAAAGGAATTTTTAAAGAAACAAAAAAAAGGAAGCTGGCTAGAAAACATAAACACAAAATCCAGAGATAAAAGAACAACTTATTACCAAAAACGAGCTCTTGACAAAATTCGTAATAAATTAAAATTAGCTGGAGTAGATATAAGTGGTATTAATTCTATTCAAGATATTCAAAACTGGTTAGAGGGGGATTTCACTGGTGAGGAATTTGCTACAACTTTTAAAGACCTAGGCTATAAAGATCCTGCTTCTTCCAGATCGGAAGA